ATTCATTTGAATCAGGCCAGTTTTCTCAAAATAACTTGGCGTTGGGATGATGATGTAGGTGCATTTTTAGCGCCATTGGACTCGTCATCATTTGACAAAATGTTGACAACACGAGTCGCATGTAAAAACATTTCACCTGAGTGTCATTCTATTGCAGTTATAAGTTCTGCAATACGTGAATATTTTTTCTTTGGTAAAGAAGTTTTTGAACAGAAAAGAAAGATGTTTGAAGACATCATCGAAGAATGCAATTTGCAAGTTTACGTAAAAGATAGCACTCTACCGACATGGGACCAAATTCATGAGCGTTTTTGGGTCAATTCAAAACATGTCAAATTAGAAAGGGATGTAGTCGATCCTTTCCCTAACTCAATTATGACTCCTATCACCGACGAGCTGATCCCTCTGGTTGATATTGAATTAAATGATTGCTAAACAACAAATAAAGGAGGTTGCCTGTAGAAGCAACCAATGTAGCCCTGTGAGACAAGATGATCAGGAAAGTATACGTTTATCTTTATCCCAACCCGACCAGTATAACTATTTTTCAGTTATTCGACCTTTAACTACACAAACTGTCACTAAATGTCGGTGTGAAGTACAAGGAGACGTTGTAGCAGAAAATCCCTCAGGGGGTGCTACGAATCAACGCACAGTAGCTTTTACTGACGAGACAGAAGGAGAATCAGTTGGTTGGGTAGGAACAACATCAGCAATTTCAGCAACAGATGAAACGAAAGGAATGGGCCTTGCCTCTTTTCTTAGTCGTCCGGTTCGTATTGCCAATTTTACTTGGAATGAATCTGACTCTGTGGGTACCACAACTACGATTAAACCGTGGAACCTATTCTTTTCTGATGCTGCGATCAAAAATAAATTGACCAATTATGCTTTTTTACAATGCGACCTTAAAGTTAAGGTATTGATTAATGCTTCTCCTTTCTACTATGGAAGAATGTTTGCATTTTATCTGCCTTTACCCGGGATTACCCCTTCGACTATCCAGATACCATCTGGTTCAGGCACGAGGTACTTTATTCCTTTGTCGCAACGAGACATTCAACTTGAATTGAACCCCACAACATCGAGTGGTGGTGAGATGCGTTTGCCTTGGTTTTATCACAAAAATTGGTTAAATATCCAAAGTAATCAAGATACCATTGATATGGGATCTATTGATTTTATCAATTACACTACACTACAAAGTGCCAATGGTGCTTCAGGCGTTGGTGTGTCGATCCAGGTCTTTGCTTGGGCCGAAAATGTCAAATTATCAG